AAGCCATGTCGTTTGCTTCAGACAAAAACGCCTTTGGGATATCGGACCGCTCGGGTTTCCGGTATCGTTTGCGTGAGATGCGCAAAGAATGGACTGGCGCTCTTGTTGGCCCTGATGAGTACGAGCCAAAGCACCCCCAGCTCTACCCGCCAAAGCCTGGGCCAGATCCGCAGGCTCTTAAAAATCCCCGCCCTGATCAGCCAGAAGCCTTGCAGGTTTATGTTGATGTGCCAACAGTAGAGGCACCTAGCCTTGAGCGTGTTCGTATGATAGGCCAGTCAGGACAAGTTACGGTGGTGACAACATGAGTTTTACGTATGCAGAGCTAAAACAGGCTCTTCAGGACTACACGGATAACAACGAAACGACATTCGTGAGTAATCTGCCTTTGTTCATTAGGCAGGCTGAGGAGCGTATTCTTAAAAACGTGCAGTTAAGTCTGTTCCGTAAGAACGCTACTGCAACGGCCACCGCTAGCAATCAATTCTTGGCCGCCCCCTCTGATTTCTTGGCACCATTTTCTTTAAGCTTCCGCGGCGCTGATGGGGATCGAGTTTTTGTTGACTTCAAGGACGTCAGCTTTGTGCAGACGTATACACCTGATACAACTACAGAGGGTGCGCCAAAGTATTACTCCCAGTTTGACTTGGATAACTTTTTGCTTGGACCGACGCCTGACACCACGTACACAATGGAGCTTCATTATTTGTATCGGCCTGTGAGTATCACGGCGGGTGCTGAAGACGGCACCACTTGGTTGAGTATAAACGCTGAAATGTCCCTTCTTTACGGAGCTTTGATTGAAGCGTACATCTTTATGAAGGGCGAGCCGGACGTGATGTCTGCGTACAATCAACGGTTTCAAGAGTCCTTGGTTGGGGTTAAGTTGCTTGGTGAAGCAAAAGAAACCACCGATCAATATCGGACGGGCATGGTTATAAGGGCGAAGCAGTGATGTCACTAGGAAGTATGGGTATCCCTCAACACAAACAACTTGTTGAGGTTCGGACGACGCAAAACAGGGGCTTTACGCCGGAGGAAGTGGCGCAGGTGTGTGTGCAAAAAATCGTGTCTGTATCGGACACAGCGCCCCCCGCCATTCGAGAGCAAGCCAAAGCGTTTGCGGACAATATTGAGGAGGTGGTTACTTTCTATATGAAAAGAGCTATCGAAAGTGATCGCACATCCGTGTATAACGCTCTCAATGAAGCGGGGAAACCCGATTTGGCTGAACTTATAAGGAGACTTTAACATGGCCTTTACTGGTAACTTTATGTGTACTTCCTTCAAGCAGCAGTTGCTTGAGGCTAAACACAACTTTTTGCTTTCTGGAGGGGACACCTTCAAGATTGCATTGTACGACAACAGCGCCTCATTCACTGCGGCGACTACGGACTACACGGCGACTAACGAAGTAGCGGCGTCCGGTTCGTACTCAGCGGGTGGCGGTACGCTAACTCGTATTGATCCTGCTACATCTGGGACAACGGCATTCACAGACTTTGCAGACATTACGTTTACGTCTGCGACTATCACTGCTCGCGGTGCGTTGATCTACAACACCACAACAGGTGCTGGAACCGGAACAACGGACACAGTTGTTGTACTGGACTTTGGATCGGACAAGACCTCGACGGCGGGGGACTTTGAGATTGTTTTCCCTGCGGCTGACGCGAGTAACGCTATCATTCGCATTGCCTAAGTGTAGGGCAGCGTTATGGCTATATCGTTCACACTAAACAGCGCATCTAGCGGTGGACGACAGGCTGACATAACGCTGCCTGCTACAGTGTCGGCTGGCGACCTTTTGGTTGCCATGCACTATGATATTAACAACGAGACCATTCCAACAACTCCATCTGGCTGGACCTTAATTAACAGTTTTACCGGTGCGGGGGTTGCAGGCACTCTTGGCATTATTGCAAAGATCGCAGATGGCACGGAGGACGGCGCAAGCCTGTCTTGGTTCTCAGGCACTGACAATAACTACGCAGCCTTTTCACTAACGCCGGATACAACACTTTCTTCGTTGGGCTCTGTAACAGGGACTGATGCGGCTTCGAGTACTGGTTCCATTAGCCTAGATGCTACGCCCTCTGCGGGTACTCTGCCTCTCATGCTTGTTTACGCAGGGGGGTCTAACGGGGGAATAAACGTAACTCCAAACGGGGACTTTTCCGAAAGGTTTACAGGGACAGACGGTGTAGAGTTAAACGCAACTTTTTACGAAGTTGGAGACCCTACTACAACTTTAACCACTAACACCGGGGATACTGGTCGCCAGACACTTGTACTTGGTAATCTTAATTTAAATTTTGCAGTTAGTGTTGTTGTTAATGTTACGGGCGTAACTTCTACCGGGGCGGTTGGCAGCGTCACTGTAACAGGCGGCTCCACAGTAACAGGCACAGGCTCTACTGCAACAGGGCAGGTTGGCAGCGTCACTGCCACTGGAACTTCTTCAGTAACGGGCACAGGTTCTGAGGGTGCGGGGCAGGTCGGCACTGTAACGATATCAGGTGATTCTACTGTCACTGCCACAGGTTCTGAAGGTACGGGGCAGGTCGGCACTGTTACCGCAAAAGCCAATATCTCTGTAACTCTTACGGGTTCTGAAGGTACGGGGCAGGTTGATTCTGTTACTGCAACAGGTAGTTCTTCTGTTACCGCAACGGGTTCTGAAGGTACGGGGCAGGTTGGCTCTGTAACAACGACAGGTTCTGCGTCGATAGCTCTGACAGGTGTGTCCGCAACGGGTGAAGTTGGTGAGATTAACTTCCCTGATGTTATTGTGGATGTTACTGGGGTTGAAGGCACAGGGGCGGTCGGAGACGTAGCTGTCAACGCTCAACAAAACGTAAGCGTCCCAGTCACGGGTGTGGCGGCACTTGGCGAGGTTGGCACTGCAACTGTAGTCAGCACTGAGAATGTAAGTGTCCCAGTTACGGGTTCTGAAGCCACTGGAAACGTCGGCTCCGTCACAATAGCGAGTGGCACTGGAGTTAGTGTTACGATTACAGGGTTGGCCTCTACTGGTGGAGTGGGCAGTGTAGTCGCTAAGGCCGGAGCAGGGGTGTCTGCTACAGGCGTATCTGCCACCGGACAAGTTGGATCAGTTACAGTAACTGTAGGAAGCACCCGAGTTACAGTCACGGGTGTATCTGCTATTGGTCAAGTAGGATTCCCATTAGTTTGGGGCCGGATTGTCCCCGACGCCGGAACAAGCTATACGCCTATATCACCTAGTGCCGGAACAAGTTATAGTGAAATACAGCCGAATCCGGGGACAAGTTACACGGGTGTAGCGCCGGACCCTGAAACGAGTTATACTGACATCGAGCCTAGCCCCGGTACAAGTTGGGAAGAAGTCGCAGCGTAAGGATTTATCATGCCTAGTACATACACAGCTAACGGTGGCATAGAAAAAATTGCCACAGGTGAACAGTCCGGCACATGGGGCGACACCACCAATACGAACTTGGATATCCTTGATCGTATTACTAATGGTGTGGGAACCATAACTCTGTCAGGTACAACCCACACCCTAGATACTACTAACGGCACTTTGTCGGATGGTATGTACAAAGTTCTTGTTTTGAGCGGCTCGCCTAGTGGAACAAACACGATCACGGTCACACCCTCAAATGCTCAGAAGCTGTACTTTGTTTACAATAATTCAGGGCAGGATGCTGTTTTCTCGCAGGGCGGTGGTGCAAACGTCACCGTAGCCAATGGCGACAGCAAGGTTTTGTACCTTGACGGCGGAGAAGCGTCTGCAGCTGTGTTCGACTTAACCGCTAACTTTGCGATGAGCAGCGTTAATATCACAGGCGGGTCTGTTACTGGCATCACGGCCTTAGAAGTTGCGGACGGCGGCACAGGAGCTTCTTCAGCGTCTGCCGCTAGAGCCAACCTTGGCCTAGAAATTGGTTCAGACGTTCAGGCTTTTGACGCCTTGTTACAGGACATATCAGCATTAACGGCGACTTTAGGCCATGCTATTGTTGGGGACGGGACTAATCTTATTAGCACCTCAAGTTCTACAGACGCGATGATTATGCCCTCTGGGACAACCGGGGAGCGCCCTGCCGCTGTAAATGGTATGATCCGGTACAACTCAAGCGAGGCTAAGTTTGAGGGTTATGCCAACGGTGCGTGGGGTACGATTGGTGGCGGCGGTTTCGATACGCAGGAGACTACGACAACTTCCGTGTCTCAGGTTGCAGTAGGTACATACGATGCGGCTACGGTCTTGGGCCTAAAGGTT